TAAAAACTGGTTGACCAAAGAGCGGACTAAAAGCAGCAATGCCAGAAACTCCGGTGACATTGCCCTCCTCGTCCTTTTGCGTTTGATAAATGTTTGCAAGAAGATCTTTGAGAAACTCTTCTTGATATTCTGGTAGAAGTTGTTGCTGTTGCTGTAAAACAGTTTGACTCATTATGCCATCCTCTCAAACTGATTCATCATTCTGTACATTTCAGCCGCGCCTTTTGATCTATTACCGCCACCAGCACCCTTTACAGCATCTGCCGTCATTACAAATTCACCGTCAGATAATCTTGCCTCTTGCACACGACCGCCGTCTTGGTAAATTGCAGCGGGAATTGAGTCGCTTTTTCCTGTTCCTGGGCCTGAAATATAACCGCCTTGAGCCATTCCCATGTTTCTTGGGGCCGCGTAATTATACTGCAGTGACGGAGTACCAGGAGCCGCCGTTCCAGTATAAGTTGTCCGTTCTCCAGTTGCGATCTGACGTTGTTGCTCTGGCGTTAATTCTGGAACTTTTGGCTCACTTGCCTCAAGCAATGCACCTAAAACAAGCGGATTATTCATCAATCCCATAACTCCTTGACTTGTTTGTTGAGCGCCAATCGTTGCCATAGGTGCCGCAGATGATGCGGGAGCGGTCGCAGTACTAAAACCTTTGCCTGCCAATGCCTGTAGGGCATTTGGATTTGTAAGCATACTAGCTTGTTGGGCAGCTAAGGTTTGTCCAAGACCTGAAGCACCAATTCCTGTCGCTACAGAACTCATGCCTCCCAACAGTTGAGACCCAAACAAAGATCCGCCTGCGTAGCCTAGAGCACCAGCCTTAAATGCATCCTCTAAATTACCGCCACCAGCCAGAGTTCCAATGCCTGATCCTAAAGCAGCACCCATCGGTCCACCAAGAGCAAGACCCACTAAGCCTCCAAATGCTTTAAGTAAGCTCATTATGCATCCCCTTTAATTTCTTCTGGTGCCGTCACCATAATGCTTGTGCTTCTTTTTTCCAATCCAGTCCAAGATAATCCACACCTAGGACAAATCCCACTTGGATAACTAGCTAATTCTCTTGGTGTATCCACAATGTTGAAGCAGTTACTACAATGTAGTGTATCAGAACTCGTAGACGGTTTCCACTTACTTCCATCAGACATTACTATAACTGTCATGTCGTTGTCACCGTTACTGATCCCACGGCTCCCGTTCCAATAGAACCACGGGCATGAGGTTGATTATCCAAGGGCACTTTAACAAATCCTTCATGTTGAAACAATGTCCCCGGAGCTAACCCAAAGTCATCTGTTTGCAAGTTCGTAATTGTAAGATCGGTAGCCCGAACATCTCCTGGGTTTTGAGTCTGTGATAGAAATACAGAAAACGATCTTAAAGTTTCTGCAAAATAACTCTGTTGATATTGTTCTGGCGGGATAGGGAAGTATGGAAGCGATAGACGCCGAGACATTATCTCCTCCCATCTGCACGGAGTTCCAGCCTTGGAGATCCGAGACGCCAAGTAACACCAGTGTCAGTGGACTCTATCTTAAAACGCATTTGCCTTCCTCGAAGACGGAAAAACAACTGCTCTGTTCTTGCAGTAACCGCAGCGGCTTGTGTTTTTACAAAAGTATCCGTCTGTGTGCTATTGTATGTCCCATCAGGTGCGTTCTTTACATCAAGTGTAATATTCACATCAGGAAGTAAAGCAGTAGAGTTTTGAAAATCTACATCAGGGATCATTTTTGACAACAACATAAACCTATCGCCATCCCCAATATCTATCGGGCTGGAGGTTATAAACGCTGAGATAGCAGCCGCAGGATCTGTTGTGCCATCGTCAAAGCCGATCTCATGCTCATACAGGTGACCGTCCGTATTGGCAGCAATTGGAAAATCAAAAATACCTCGATCTGACCATGCAGTTCGACCTAAGTTTCCATAATACCAAACTTGTTCCGCATAGTTATAAATTACGTAACGATCTAACTCTGAATTATCTTCAGACGGATAAAACCACCAAATTTCTCCATGCTCTGTGTTAATACCCGCTTCAATCTTGTCTAACTCAGACTCGTTAATATCGTCAAAAACATAATCTCTAACAGTACATCCAAGCCGCTTCACCGCACCAGAATAAACATAAAACTCTGATCTACCCATCCAGAATACAGTGTCATCCACCGCAATCGCTGCATTTGGACCAGCAATAGTTATGTTTTCAGACAAAGTCGTCACACCAAAAGTAAATGGCGGTCCAAGAAACTGCATCGCATATAGAGTTGTATCAGTGTAAACAAGAATTTGTTGGCGAGTTTCTACTGCCGTAACAATCTCTGACCCAGAACCTAATCTAATCTCTCCTGCAGTATTTGTAGTGGTTGTTTCCCAAGTAATTAAAGATTGTTGGTCAGAAAAACGAATAACAAGAGGATCTTGTACTCCAGGTGTAGACTCCGGATCACAACCAAACGCTAAAACATGACTGTCTCTGTCAGAAACCATGATTTGTTTAGCAACAGTTGGAGCTTTGTTTGAACCTGCAAGACTTGTAATGTCCACGGCTCGTTGTTCCACTGTATTAGTCTTGTCCCAGTAATATATTCCACCGTCTCGAACATTTATTAAAAGGTCTTCACCAAAGTTATCGTGCGACCAAAGACGGATATTGTTCGTAACAATTGCTTCTGAGGAAGCTGAACCCCACGTTCCTCTTCCCCAAGTTCCTGCACCCCAACCGGAACCTGCAACAACGTTGTTTAAGCCAACATTTATTTGATATGCCGCAACAACAGATCCACCGCCATTTCCCGTGTCTGAAGAGTTTGCATTGACGTAACTTGGAGTTAAAACGCCATTTACAACGATATCGTAGATAGGAGTAGCTGCCTGTCGGGCCCTGATTTTATACTGACTGGTACTCACGATCTCTGTAATTTGGTATTCTTGATTAAGAACATCCGCAGTAATGTTCCCACCAAGACTGGCAGAACCACTAAATGTTACAAAGTCATTTTCCACGGCACCGTGGTCTGCGTCCGTAATAGTGACTTCATCAGAACCATTAGAGGCTGCAAAAGTTGCCCCTCCTGCTGCCGTTGTTTCTCGTATTGGCGTAATATCATTAAAGAATCCACCCTCATCAATATAGTACTTCAGAGTGGTGCCCATACCTAGAAACTGATCTCTGTCTAAGGCCACCCAGGGATGAAGAGCACGACAGGTTCCAAGAAATGAGTTGTTGGATTTTTTTTGCCATCCGCCAATTTTTTCAGGATAGCCTTGTCTAAAACGCACTTTATCAACTTCAAACCAACCACCTTCGTTGGTATAGGAGGTAACTTCTCTGTTAACTCCGGGGCGAAATTGTAACTTGGTAAAAGGCATCTATCATGAAATCTCTTCGTAAGTTACAAAGACAGCCAAATCATTAGCAGCACTCGCTACTGCACCCAACGACTTATCCTCCTCTAAATACAAAGGCGTGTCCGTTGTAATCACATCTAAGTTTGTGTTTGCTGCCACAGCTTTCGATTGAATCATCGGAACGGGTGTTCCTCCGATATTATCCTCTGGATAATAATTAATTGTTATGTCAGCGGAATTTGTTCCATCAACGTTAGTTATTCGTATGTTTGTAACCCGCATAACTTTGCCTGAAGTAGCAGGATTATCCAAGACGCTTGTGGCGCTTGTTGTACTTAAACTAACAACGTCAGTTTTTCCCAACATCGAGGAAATGTTTACAATATTTGGCGCAGCCATCTTTCTCTCCTAACCAAAAATTAAACTCAAGGCTATGGCCTTGCCTGTCGTTGCTCTTTCCGAAAACGAGATGGTTCCGGAGCCGTTTGTGACCATAGCGTCATTAGCACTTCCGTCAGACGTAGGTAGTGTAAGTGCTGCGACAAAAGATTGTAAATTAGAATCATAAGCCAGCACGTCGGACCCAATAGCCACCCCTAGATTAGTCCTTGCTGCAGATGCGCTACTTGCACCCGTGCCTCCATCCGCGACATTTAAATCCGTTATTCCTGCAATATCGCCACCAGTGATATTAACATTAGACATTTCGAAGTTAGCAGTTAAATCACTTACCGCTGCTCCAGACCCAGCCCCATCACAATAAATAATTTTCGATTGACCATTCGCTACACTAATATCACTGCCACTTCCTTGAGTAAAAGTGGCTATTTGACCAGAGCTATTCTGAACAAAGTAAATATGCTTGTTTGTATTCGGTGAGATGGTAATTGTGTTGGTGCCAGAAGGTGAACCACTTAATACTAGTATTTTGTACTGACCGTCTGATAAGGCACCATCCGTGGTGGTTAAAGTATGAGTGGTTCCGGAAAGTGTTAGCGTTACAATTCCGTTGGTTAAACGGTCTGTAATATTCCAGTTTACATTTGTTATTGAGCCCCAAGTTCCGGACTTCTCTCCGTTTCTAATAAGCTCGTAACCACTATTATCTGCGTATGTGCTAGGCATTTAGTCTTCCTATGCAGCTATAATTTCTGTCCATACCGCGTCGTAATCAGGTACTATATTGCCCCACACTAACACAGTTCCTACCTCACCGATACCCGATACTCCGTCTACTGTAAACGAAGTGCTGGTTTGAATGGTGGGAGAGCCAACTTGCCCTGTTGCAACCTCTGTAAAAACAATCGGTATGATACTGTTTATTGATACTACGATGTCGTCTGCAGGAACTTGCCCTGTTCCAGCTAAACCAGTAACTGATATGTTCTGATCTGTGGAGAGAGATACGTCATTAACAACGCCTGTTGCCGAAACACCTGTGATTTCGGGAATAACATTGATTATTACGGAAACAGAACCAACGCTGCTTGTACTTGCCAATCCTGTCACGGATATAGTTTGATCTGTTACTAAAGTGACAGATCCAACACCACCTGTTGCAACCAAACCCGTAACAGCAATATTACCGTCAGTTTCAACAACAATTGATCCCACAGACCCTGTTGCGGACAAGCCCGTGACTTCAACAATTGCGTCACCGCCCGTTGAAACAGATCCAACTTGACCTGTTCCAGCTAGTCCAGTTGCCGATATATTTTGATCTGTTACTAAAGTGACAGATCCTACTGAGCCCGTGCTAGTTAACCCAGTGACAGCAATTCTTGTTACAAAAATTCCGGTAGAAGCTAGTGGTCCAGCAGCTATCGGGGAAAAACCTAACATACCTTATGGCTCTCCAGATTTGGGTTTGTAAGCCACTTAAACTGCCGCACTACCAGGCAGCTTAGTCATCACCCAAGTATAACATTTACTTAAAAAGTCATCTCCAGCCGTAGCTTCAATAGCAGCAAGATCAACATTATATCGATCAAATTTGACAGAAGATGTGTTATTTTTTACATCACTGGTAGCATATGCACTTACATCAATAGTTACCATAAATTTTTGCGGCAAATCTTGTCGGAGTATACTTGTCGAAACAATTCGATAATAGGCATTGCTGAATGCCACGCCATAAGCGGACTCAGTAGATGAAATATCGTGTTTAATTGCCATTAGAGGGGTCCTATTTAATATGGGTAGACAATCTCGTTAGTTTGAATTGATCCAAGCCAACGTATGGTTGTGGAACTCTTACCAGTTACTTTTATTGATAAAGCCCCGTTAGTTGTGTCGGCGGATAGAGCTACGCCGCCAAATCCCCCCGCATTATTCACAGTTGTTACACTGCTCGTAATCAATGTAGTAGTACCAGCATTTGCTTCGCGAGTGATGAGACCTTCAACATCAAAAGCGGACATGTCGGTGCCAGTCGATTGCGATTGCCGTCCCATGACTGTGCCTTTGAATCGAAACAGGCTGTAATTTGGCAGCATTATCTGGGCTTTATCTAAGCTGGTGCCACTATACGCTGACATAGTTGCTTGAGTCGCGTCCGTGGTTTGCTGCAGCAAATTATAAAGGGAAAATTGAGCCTCTCCCTCGCCTCTATACCCATGCCCTTGAAACGCAAACTGTGAAACGCTGTTGGTTGCGGAATTATAGCCGATAGCAGTACCATATTCATAATTGGTTGTGGCGTTATAACCAAGAGCTACTTGGTTTCCTCCAGAATTTTCGCAATTTGCATTAACTCCAATGGCAACATCATTACTGCCATCCGCTTTGGATGAATTACCAATCGCCACAGAACTTCCGCCATCACATTTTGCATAACGACCCATCGCTATATTTCCGACTGTGCCACCCTGTGTTCCATAAGAGGATGAATTACTTTGAATCGCTGCAGCAAAACCGTGAGTTCCAGCCGCTCTTGAATTAACAAACGCTACAGAACCCTCTCCATCTGTAACGGCGTACATACCAATACAAACTTGATTGTTTGTTAAATCTTTAGCGGTGCTTTGGCCTCCGATTTGAACTGTTTGGGCGAGGTAACTAGCACTTGCCGAATCATTTCTACCAATAACTATTGAATTAGCGCCAAGTGCTTGCGCCGTTTCTCCAATTGCAACTGAGTATGTACTCGCCTTTGAATCTCGTCCTATCGCAACTGCAGCCGTTCCTGACGCTTCACACCCATCTCCTATTGCTACACCACCAGTTCCCGTACTCGTAGGATTAGTAGGTGAGCCACTCGTATTTACGCTATAGAGATCAGCACCACCAGCCGTGGCAAACGATAAATTTCCACTGCCGTCAGTTTTCAAAAACGTATCAGCACTGCCATCGGCTGAGGGTAGGGTAAATGTTACATCGCTCGTAGATGCAGGACCACTAAGTGTAATACCATTAGTTCCATTATCAGAGTCTTCTAAAAACTTAACAGAACCAGCACTGGTAGAGCCATTGCCAACTGTTATTGGTGCTGTAAAAACAGCCCCATCTGTAAAAGGAAGGTCCGTGGCTCTTGGCGTAACGAAAACAACAGCGTTACCACTTAAATTAATTGCACTGTCTGAATTGCTACTTTCAGTAACGGATCTGCTCAACGTAGTACCAGAGGAAGTATACGTGCCCGTTCCTATCTCGAAATTTGCACCATCTTCTATCGTGTAAGCTACGGTGTTCCCATCACTTATGCCACCATTTGCAAAAGTTTGAAAGCCACTAACCGCAGACCCCAGAGTAATTGTACCCGTGCCTGTGGTCGAGGTTTCGACCTTGATACGGTTTCCATAAACGTTAGCCATGTTAACCTCGCTTACGCGATTCGTATAATCGCACTACCCGCAGCAGCTGTAGGAAACACAATTTGAAAATCACCAGATGTGGAAGACTTGTCAGAACCAAAATCCAAAACCACCACAGTATTAGTTGTGCTTGAACCACCACCCGTTTGCGTGTTGTAAATCAAAGCACCACGAGCCGTAATTGTCGCTGAACTATATGTCTTGTCCGCAAAGTCTGTGAACGCTGTTGTCGATGATGTGGTTGGCGTTACATTGGTTAAGGCACCACCACCCGCGCTATATGTGCCAGACGCACTTACTTCATTAGACGTGGTGTATGCTGTGGTCGCTGCATCAAAACTTGCACTGTTGGTATAAAGAGCAAGCTTATAAACATCTTGTCCATTAGTGAAATCATGCTTTCCTTCAAGCAATTCTTTCTTAAAAGACGTGCACATAAAGTTTCCAGAAAAGGCCATTTAGAGTCTCCTTATAAGTTCTGCCAATTTAGGATGACCAGCGTCCGTTATTGCATTATACACAGTTGTGCGGTCGCTGTGAATAGCCTGTCTCATGTAGAAGGCAACAAGCTTTTCGAGGTGTTTAGAAAAGGCATGAGCTTGATCGCGTATGCCTGGATGAGCGTTATCAGAAACGGAAATTATCCGTTCAACACACTGTTCTGCAAGCTCTTCAGGTGTAAACCCTCGCTTGTTGGTCGTTCTAATATCCACAACAGATTCGTTTTGTGGTACACTTGCTTCAATTTTAAACATCAAGTCTTTTTCCTAATTACTTTACCCATTCTATATTCATCGGTAGTTTCTTTTGCTTCACCAAGCATTTTTATACCAATAATAGCGTCTTCAAACCGTTTGTCGTACATCGCCATTATATCTTGTTCGCCCTTCATAAAAATGTACGCTTCAACCAGCGCACCATATAATAGTGCCATCTCCGCGTTTTCACTTAGCCAAGAAACACTTGAGTCAGATAAGGCCGTCAGGCTTTGAGGGCGATAAAAATAATGAAGCTCTGCAGTAAACGCCGCGTTTGGAGTAGGTGCTAAAAGAAAGTTATTTACATCAAATTGCGAATAATACCTTGGAATACCCGTTGTTGTAGAATCTGGAGTATACGTTTGAACAAAACTTGGATCTTTGAACTCAACAAAAACCCTGTCCCCATCAGTGCCTGCAAGACTTAAAGAAAAAGGGGCTAAGAAGTCAGAAGGCACTGAGAGATACTGATTACTAGCTTGAGTTGAGGCATTTGCATTTTTTCTGAATAAGCTTAGTTGAACCCTTTTTAAAATACGTTCTTCGGCTAGACGAATGAACATAGGGATATTATTAACGAAGGTTGTTTCTTCGTAATTTGTATAATCTTTTATCGCATCTTTCAGTTGAAGAAATGTAAAGCTCATGGTGTGTTAATCTGACCTCCCATGCCGCTATGATATTGACAGTAATAATAAAGTGTAGGTGCTCCAACCGCTACTGTTATGGTGGATTTGTAATTACCAGTATCAATAGTAACACCCGTTGTATACTCGCTTCCGCCTCCATGAGTGCCATCAGACGTAGTTGAAAATCTTAATGGGTGCCCAGTGGCAGCGGACCAATCAAAAATGTATGTGCTTCCTTCAGATAGGTTTAATGTCGGTTGTCTTACCCCATCGATGTAATAAACATTTGCACCACCATAAGATTGAACCGTTACTGTATATGTAGTTGCCGAAGTAACGTTTACAGTAACTGAACCTATACCACTCGTTCCAGCAACTCCTGTTATATTAGCCACAGATTGATCCACGCTGACCGATCCAACACCGGTCGTTCCAGCAACCCCTGTCAAAGTCACATTAATATTTCCAGAATCCGAATCTGTAATCGTAACCTGACCGACTTTTCCAACAAGTCTTGGTCGCTCTAAATCCGGATTTTGTACTAACGGTATGCCAACAAAAACTTTAAGAGTTTCTGGACTAGGGGGCCTTGGATTTCGTAATGCTTGAGGGTCTGGACCTACTCTTGGAGGCTCTAATTGAGGGTGTTTTGGTTCAAACTCATCTGGACCTACTAATAGTCCGTTCCACTCCTTTTTCATATCTCTCAAACGATAACGAAATCCAGAGCGATCTGAGATTCCAAAAGCGTTCTTATTTGAAGCAAAAGACATTATACCCTCAAGTAACTTGCGCTAGGTTGAAGTTTTAAGGGAACTCTATCTTCGTCTTCATCCGCTGCACGTTTAAATTCCTCGTCATAAACGGCTTTTAAAATTTGAAGTCTATCTGGAGACTTTTTCATTGCTAAATAGTAAGATAACCCTGCGACCATACAGGGGAAGAATCGAAAGGGCATGTCTGTAGTATTTACAAGAGCGTCGGCATCCTCAATTCTTTGTACGTAATAGTATACAAGTTGATCTGTTGAGTTTTCTGGAGTCTGCCACAAAGTAATGACGGGTTGTATTTGCCTATCTAAATAAAATTGAGAGGGCCTCCCCTGGCTCGTTTTGTCAGGAAAATTTAAATAATCGCCTCTACTAATTCGTTCAACCTCTAAGTCAGTTGAATCTCGACGAAGAACCATTTCTAAAATATCAACAACATCTGCACCTAACGTATACGTTGAAGTGCCTTGGGTTAACGTCTGAGTAGCTTGTTGAACAGTCCAAAGATTAAGACCCCTATTCGCCCACTCCGCGAACATTAAGTTAAGAGATCTTCTAGCTGTTCGCGCATCATAGCCAGTGCGGACCTCAAGTCCGCACCTCTCATACGCCTCCTCAATTATCTCGCCAACGTCGAGATTAAAATCTCTTGATCCTGAAGTAGTCATTACTTCATCCCTTTAGAAGCCTCTTGTTTTCTAGGACACATCATACCCGTATCAACAGGATTCATTGCCTGAACTCGACCACCCCTTGCAAACCCCATCCTTTGTACAACTGCAGGAGCCTTTGCCTTTAGTGCCCGTAATCCTGCGCCCTTTGGACCTTCAGGTATTTGTTTCGCCATCTTCTGAATCCTCATTGTATAAATTGTCGAAAACTCTGTTCACATCGAGTGTATAGTCTAAATCAGATTTTGAATAGTGTGTATGTTGAGACGGTCTAAAGTCGGGAGCTCCCTCTCCAGTCTGAAACCAAGCAGGGTGAGTTACACGAACACGATTATTAGGAAGAGCAACAATGTTTCCAGTCCATTTTCCAGCATCAAGAAGCTGTAAAACATGACTTTGTTTGTGCTGCGCTGGATCATCAGCAATTTCTGACTCTGTATAATCGACAGTAAACAGGTATTTTGCGGGAAAAAAACTTCCGTCTATCTTTGCCATCCAAGGACAAGGCGTAGTTCTATCCATCACATACACGGCATGATGATGAGAGGAACAATCCCAAGGTTGAGCATCATGCGTCTCCATAGCTTCGGGCCATTCTTCTAGAGGGATGTCCGCAACTAAGGACGTAATTGGCATCCTTGCCCACATCGCACCTCCATGAACTGTATCCTCTTCTTCATCTTCTGCTTCGCAACCTGTGAAGATAACCTGAAAACTAAGACACCTATTCGGCATAGTAGTGACAGCTATTACCATCGCATGTAGAAATTCGCCGTGATACTTTTCATGATTATGTGTGTACTCACGGCGAACCCATGCCTTAAAATAAGGAATGTTGCTTTGCAAATATGGCATTAAGCTTTAACAACTTTCATTCCCATCTTTTTAGCTGCCGCCCTTAACTGAGCAATTGTCATTGCTTTTGCAGGCTTGCTTTTAACTCTGCCACCATTCTTCATGCCTTTGGACTTCATGCCCATGACCTTGCCGCCATTTCTCATGCCCTTGGACTTCATTCCAACCTTGCCACCACGACGGTAACCTTTTTTCTTCATCATAACTTTTCTCCTTTAGAACTGACGCACCGCGCCTTTGGTTAATTTGCGTTTAGATTCCATTACTGCACCACATCCTTTTGCAATGGCTTCTCCTTGTTTCGGCTTCCTTTTGGACGGCCTCTTCGCTTTGGTGTGCCTGATTGTTCCACCTTCGACGTAGCCTTTGACTTTGGCTTTTTTGGTGTTACTGACGACGGTTTTGCCTTTTGCTCCAGCTTTTTTCTTTTTCTTTGCAGTTGCCGCTCGATCTTTTTTAGAAAGAGAACGTGCTTTAGCCGCTGGAAGGCATCGATCAGGGTTCTTTTTATCCTTTGAAGTGCCACATGGACCTTTGATTTCGCCATCAGTTCCAATCCTAACCCAATTTTGTTTCAACCAGTTTTTGAGTTCGCCCATCAAGCTCTCCCGCGTTTCTTACGAATAGCTTCTTTTCCTGCTTTGGCTATCCTTGCCTGTTCCAATTTTCCTGCTACTTTCGCTCTTTGCTCAAGGACTGTGAGTATTTGTATTTTTCTAGCAAACGGTTTTTTTATTCTCTTCACCTTTGCAACAGTAGACCTAGCATCCGCAGGTGTAGCAAACTTTATAGAAACAGTGTCCTTTGGGTTCTCGTCTGTATATAAACGTCGACCAGAGCCTTTAGGCTTTTTTCCTGTTCCTTTTTTTGGGTCCGTTTGCTTTGCCATTCTTCACCAATTTAGATAAGGTTTTCGCTTGCCCTGCATGTGCTTTGGATGCTTTCCGTAACTTTTTAGCTACGCTCTTCACCTTGGTTTTTGCTTTGCCCGTTAACATTTATCGCCCTTTTCTCTTACCACCTTTTGATTTTTTAGCGTAGTTAGGGTCTTTGCAGTATTTTGAAGCCGCAAGATTTGCATACGCGGAAGGATACGTATCAAATGTGCGCTTTGCCCAAGCCTTACCTTCAGGACAAATCTTACTGCCCTTAGATTTTGCAGAGACTTTCCCACCTTTTTTATAGTAGGTTAGCCCTTTGGGCATTTTACTTGGCGGCTTGGACACTTGTTGCGTCATCTGACTTCTCGACATAGCCATAATCTCTCACCATGTAATTTTTAATAGTTGATATTTCACTTGCCATAACCGCTGTTCTTTTATCAACGGACATCAAGGTCTTAGTAGTCCAACTGGCCCAACTGTATGAAACAGCCCCTATAGCGCTTAGAAGCACAGTTAGTCCAAGTATAACTATAGGATGTTTCAACACTTCCACCGTTTCCTTGCTTGCCTTAAACGGCTATTTGGGTCCTTAGCAGCTTTTGGAAATTTTTTCATTTGCCCCGCAGATCGAGCACAAAAAGACTTGCGTCTCTTTGCATCTTTACTGCCCGGTTTGACTTTACCAGTAACAGCCGTTTTGAGCTTAGATCCTGGGTTTTTACGTCGATACTCTTTGACCCCAGCCTCTGTCATTCCCGCCCCTTTTTTGGTGGGACGGAAGTTTTTCTTATTTCGCGCAGGCATTTTGTCTCTTTTTCGAGCCATTGCTCTACCCAAAGAAACCCGTAATTGAATCTATGTTTGTTAACGTCACATGACATTCATCCGTAAAAATCATACCATGATCTGGTATGGTAATCTGATTGTCATCTGATTGATGAAACACCATAGACAACTGCGTTGCCCCACTGCTACCGTTTTTAAATACTACCGCAGGTGAACCACTAGCAGCCGTCTTAATATAAAACGACTTCAGTCTAGTTCTCCCACCTTGCAGAGTTCCAGTGCTTGTAGCTGTTTTGGCAAAAATAGAAGCAGCCATAATGCCCTCCTATTACGATGCATCTGAAGAGCTAGAAATACCCATGAACTTCAAAACTACAGTTGTGTCTGCACCGGGATCACCAGAAATAACTACCTCTACTTCATCGGCTGTTTCAGTGGCTGCAGTGGTTGTTCCCCCAGACATCCCTAAAACACCATTGCATGGAAAAAAGCCCTTAAATCCCACACTATTTGCTGCCGCAGAAATGCCATCTACAAAGCCGTCTGGATCTGCGTCTGTTCCAATGTCATTAATGGTCACAGCATTTGATGCAGCGCCTGTTACAGCAATCGTAACTGCCAGCGGAATGAAGTTAGATGGAATACCGATAGCGGACTCTTTTCCAGAAGTAGCTCCATTCGCAACAGTAACTGTAGCTTCATATACCTGAAGCGTCATGGTGCTAGTAACGGCACCCGTAGTTGAATTTTTTGTGATATCTTGAAAACCGCCCTCAGAGCGGACTGGACCAGAAAAAGTTGTACTAGCCATAGTATAATACCCCTTGCACAAGGTTTCGCCCTACAGTCTGTGCAACGTCAGGTAGGGCAATATCCTGTCTGTAAGGCTGATGTGTTACCCTAGATCAACTGTACCACAGTTTAGAAAAAAGAAAAGGGGCAACCAAAGTTGCCCCAATAGTTTAGGAGAAGTATAAATGTCTTCTCTTTATATATAACACGTTTTACGCGCCGGGGGAACCAAAAACGCACCGTGGGTCTGAAAAACCAAAGCTATAACGCTCACGAGCTTTATAACGCATGTTTCCAGTATCGAAATCCGCTTCCATATTAGTGGCAAGAGGCGATCTTTCAAAATGAATGAATCCACGAGGTGTATCCGTCAAAACAAAGAAAGCGTCTGGATCAGTTAAGAAATCGTTCACCGCGTAACCTTGCGGCAACATTCCCATTGAACGAAGTGCATTGACATCATTATCGGCGGTTCCTACCCGTAGGTTAGATACCATCAAACGTTCAGCAATGAACTGCAGCTGACGTGGAATGACAAGTTTAAGACCGCGAAGAGCAATCTTTAAACCCCGTTCATCAACAAATCCTGCGATTTCAATAAGAGCGTTCTCAAGAGATGTCTCATTTAAATCCGCAGCTACTGAAGGCTCGTTTGAAAAGGTGCCACCTGAAGTAAGAGGGTGATTTGTCGCACAAAGTGCAACTCCGTCACCACCTGCAGAAGCACCTGCAGTAAACGCATTGTTAAGGATTGCAGCCGCCTTAACCTGTTTAGTATGCGCCATAGAACGAGCCAAGGCACGAGTATAACGTGATCCAAGCGCATCATATAGATTATCCTCAACAGCCTCTTCAGTTATTGAGAACGCTAATGCAATTGTTTCATGATTGTAACGAGCCGTGAACGCTTCATTTGCATCATCGAAATTAACAGCAGAACCTTCTGATTTAGTTGGTGCTGCTCCAAACCCAGATAACATCACCTCTTCCTCAAATGCTCGATCTGAAGTTTCAGTAGTGTATATCTCCGCATGTTGATTTTCGTACCTATCGTACTCCATACCAAACAAGGCGTTGAGACCGGGTTCCAACTCTTTCGCTAGTTGTGCGCGAGAGATAGCCATAAGTTAGTCTCCTTATACGCCAGTCGTCGAAACAGTGCCGCCTGCAATCGCACCATTGGGCGAGTTGAAGGAGTTGTTTAGACGAACGATCATTGGAATGCCAACTGCAGTAAAATCAGAGTTTTCTGGGTCATCTTGAATCCCCATAATTCTCAGATTTAAGTTTGCAGTGACAGCGATAGTGCTGACACCCAACTGTGCTGAAGACTTACCTGTTGTGGTAGAACCTCCAGTACCAGAAGAAAAGTTAGCATTTGCAAACACGGCTGCTCTTGCCGTTGCTTCATCAGTTAATGTAGCATCTGAGCAAATTGTATACAATTGCAATGGGTTATCGAACACGAAGGCTTTGACGGGGAAGTTTGTATCCGCGCCAGAACCAGGCCAGAAGTTAGAAAATATTTTCTCACCAGTAGTAGACGAGACATATTCGCATCCATTGAATACACCAACTAGACCTACAGTTCCTCCACTTGCCGCTCCAACTATGTCAATAAAGCCAGTCGAAAGGGGAATAACGGGAGAACCCTGAAAGATCGTGTTAGTGTTTCCAGCGGCTATGCGATATTCTGTCATACCAGTAGTGTTGTAGCCCTGACCGACTACACCAATTGGCTTTAAGCCAAAAGCACTATTAGCATTTGCCATAATAGCAGTCCTCTAGATTATTCGGAGCCGCGTTCACGACCTCCGAAAGTTACACGACTTTGCCTATTATTTGAAATAGGCATCGAAGGATGTTGCTCCTTCATTAAATCTTCATCAACAGACAGCATTTGTTCGCGGGTTCTGCCCCCGTAATGTGCAGTTCTTTCTTTAACTGTCTCTACAGGAATTATACACAACATGAGTCCACCTTGTCCTATAACACCAGCATATTTACCGTCTTCAATAGTAGGATATTTATACTCAGGATGTTGATCCCCACGTACAGGTTCCCAACCTTCCCTTAGCTTTGCGTGAACATTCATCTTATCTTCTTCGCCACGCAAGGCTGTTCTAATCCAACGGTTAACATATCCTGGTGGCGGATCTGGTGCCTCAAGATAATTGGGCGGTGCCCAAGGTTTTCTGCGAGTTTCTTCTTCCCTCGATTGACTCTTTCTTGATGCTCTATCTGCCATAGTTTTTTCCCTCCAATTTAGCGTACTGTTTTGCATAATCTTCAGGGGATACACGTAATCGCTTTGCGATTGCTAACATAGATGGCGTAAGTTTCACCGAAAGACTGCGCCCCTGCTTATTACTGCGTGATGCGGAGGATGTAGCAGAAGCGACCTGACTTCCTCCCACGTTGACGGTACTTGCAGTTTGCGTACCTTGCAACCGCGAGTTCTCTGGAAACTTATGCGGAAAGTTTTCTTGAACTCGTTTATCTAGCTCAGTATAGTAATTTTCGTTGTTTCCGTCAATTCCCTCTGCTTGCAACTGATTGTGTATGGCAAAAACACTCGCAGTCATGACAGAGTCCTCACCAAACCATTCATTTTTAGCCGCCCAAGCCTCTGCTTTGGGATCAGGGGCAACTTGCTGTTGTGCAGGTTGTTGCGCTGGATCAACTTGTTGTGGTTGTTGTTGAGCCTGTTGTTGTACACGTTTTTGCTTGTTTTTAGCCTGCAAAACTTGAGACTTAGCTAATGTCAACGCAGAGAGTTTCTCTTGAAGAGAAAACAACTTCTCTTGATCTCCAGACTCATAAGCTTCTTTATGAGCGCGTTTTACAGCGTCTAATTGACTTAGAATAGTTTTCTCACGTTCCGAAATATATCCGCTATCTAAAGCAGTCATTCTTTTCCGGAGCTTATCGTTTTCTGACTTTAACTGTTGAGCAACACGAACAGCTTCCTCTCTGTCGCGCTCCTCTTGTTTTGCCTTTGCCGTCAGCTTATTAATACGCTTTTGAACACGCTCACTATAATCTTCAAGCTCCGTCTCTGGCTCTGCCGAAACATTACCTTTATCATCAGAACTTGAAGAATCGGCCTCAAGCTCAACCTCTACCTCAACCTCTTGTTCCTGTTCTTGTTCTTTAATATCAGACGTGCTTGACATCACTAGGCTCCAAAATAGTGGCAATTACCTCATCATCATTGATGATACGAACTTCAAAATCTTCAAGTTTAAAGCGAGAACCAGAGTATCTTCCAATACAAATCCATTGACCCTCTTTGCACCAAGCAGAGCCATATTTTTCCTTGTCGCTGTAAGCAAGTGGTCCAACCTTGAGAACATTTGCTACAACAGTCGCAATATTTTCTCGTTCCACAACCTCATCTGGAATAAAAAGACCGCTGTCTAATTTTGATTTACCCTGATAGGGCATAACGAGTATCCTCCAACCCGTGGGTTGCGGTAATCGCTCTAATACAGACTTTTTAAGTAACGAGGGCTCTAGCACCCGTTCTTCGCTATGAATGTATGGACTTTTTAAAGATGTATCATCTTTTTGTTTTAAAACACGTTCTCGAACAGATTTAGGTAGAATTATGCTCTTCGTCATCTTCAAAGCTATTCCTCAGCAAGGCCCTTAGTTCATCTTCAATAAAAGAGAGGCCTCGTATCTCTCCTACCGTCATTTTATATTGCTCCCAGTTCTGCACAGAACCACTTGAAAGCGCAAGGGTTAAATCATCCGTTCTAACTTCAATTTTTCTACGTAAATGATCAGTTAGTCTTACAATATCCATGAACCATAAGCCTTTTATGCATAGGCGCTGTCTAAAGCGTTTTGTCCAGAGAGTTCAAAGTGGGGTCCATCAAAAAACGGACGTTTACCTTGACTACGCCTTAAATCAACATACTCGTTTGTAGCGTCTTCCATACTTCCTTTAAAAGCAGCAATGTCATTTATGTGCCAAGCACCACCCCAACGAACAGGAATGCCAAGCTTTGCTGAAGCAGCCTTAAAAGCATCTGCAATATCATCATAAACCGCGCCTTCCCAAGAAACCTCTTTACCAAAGTACGCAACAACATCAACAGCCAGTCCTGTTAAATGTTTACTTTTCATGGTCTGACTTCTTTTAGTGCGAACTAATTCACGCTGCTGTTCAATGGTTCTCATCCCGCATGTCACACCGAAGTCAACAGATGTATGCTTTATGGCCTCTGTAACAATGGAAATCATATCAGGGCGTATGCCTTCCATGCGTGAAATGCTGCGTTTGCTTAGTTTAAATGCCATCTCAAACTCCAACCTCTCCAAATGATACACACTTCCAGTCTAAAACTATGTATCCGATAAAAGTTTCTTTTACTTTCTGCATTCCATATTCTTCAACAGCCTGTTCACATGCTTCTTTAGAGGCAAAAAGTGGTGAACTAGCTGTTATACAGCTTGAGGGCATACAAAGCAGAAAAACAGATGCCCAAATCATTTTTTTCCTTTCTGTCTGACAGGGATAGTTATTAGCGAATCGAAATCTACAAGAGAGGAAATAAGCTTTCTTTGCTCAAGTATCTTCTCCCGCTGCTCCTCTAACTCAAGAAACTGTTTGTCCATATCAGATAATTTAGGAAAGGGTACTACTGTCATTTTACCGCATACTTAGACAATGCCCTATTTCCAAACCAGAACGCTAAAACAGCAGAAAATAGTCCCTGAGTTTCTGAATCAAACATAAG